ACAGATATTTATTTAAAAAAATCGAAAGACTATAAAATTATAAAAAAAGACAGGGTACATAAAGATATTGTGTACGATACCATGGCAAAATTGATAGCAGGATTACGGTTAAACGGAAATTTGAAAGATAAAATAGAATATTTAAAAATGATACGTGAATCAAATGAAGAAAATATAATTATATTTTATAACTTTCAGGCTGAATATGAATTGATAAAATCAGAATTTGAAAAAAGTAAAATAGATATTGATTATGAAGTGAGAGGCGGAATCAATAAACTTCCTGAATATAGTGAATTTGAAAGACTACACAGAACTGTAACATTGGTACAGATTCAGGCCGGAGGGACAGGGATAGAACTCACATATGGAAATCTGATAGTAATATTCAGTCCCACATGGTCTTATCAGGATTATGAACAAGCACTGGGAAGGGCGTATCGGAACGGACAAAATAAAAAGGTGACAGTATATAAATTTATTGTAGAGGATACTATTGACAGTGATGTATATAAAGCACTTGAGCATAAAAAAGATTTTACAGAAAAACTATTTTTAAAAAAACAGGAGGGAATGGAAATGGATAACACTGGAACAGAAAAAATAATAGAACCAGGCGAGAATGTAACAAAAAACAGACATAAATATGTCGGAGGTTCCGATTTACCAGCATTATTGAATATAAGTAACTATAAAACACAGTATGAACTGGCAAAAGAAAAAGCTGGATTATGCCCGGTAGGTTTTAAAGGTAATGAATATACAAAATATGGGCAACTGCTCGAACCTTTAATAAGGGATTATATAAACAGTACGTATGGAACAAATTTTAAGGAAAATACGAATATAGATGAAGAAAATCATATAAGAAGCAATACAGATGGCTTAGACCTCGAACAGGAATTATTGCTGGAAGTAAAAACAAACAACGGAGAAAAGGAAGATTTAACTGAATACATTGTACAAATTCAGCTGTATCTGTACCAGTTCGGAATAGATAACTGTTATCTGGCACAATATAAGAGACCTGAGAATTTTTATAGGGGGACAGATTTTGACATGCAAAACTCCGAAGAATACTTTAATACAGAATTCGATCCTGAGAATCTTGATATATCCTTAATAGAAAAAGACGAAAATCTAATAAAATACATCTTGGACGAGATAAAATTATTCTGGAGAAGGGTAAACTATCTAATAGAAAATCCGAACGCTTCTGAAGGAGAATACTATACATGTACTAAAATAGGAGTATATGATCAGAAGGCATACTTGAAAACAATGAGCAATATTGAAAAATTAAATATGAAATTGGAAAAAATGAAGGAAATAAAAGAAAAATTAGAACAGGAAAAAGAAATTTTATATGCAATTATGGACACATTCAATTTTAAAAATATTACGACCAATAAATTTTCAATAGTTAAAATCCCGGCGACGGTAAATAAGGCTTTTGATACTAAAAAATTTCAAAGTGAACATAAGGACTTATATGAACAATATCTTAAGGAAACAGAAAAAAAAGGACACATAAGAATTTCTGAAATAAAAAAAGAAAATACTATGAAAATGGCAGAAAAAGTAAGTGAGAAAAAAGTTATACAAAAACCTATAGAGAATAAAACGGAAAAGAAGACAGAAAAAATTAATAAAAACAGTGACTGGGAGCCTTTGGAATTTGAAAGAAAAATGGATAGGTGGATAGCAGCAAAGAATAAAAAAATTAATAGCGTTACAAATGAACGCTATAGTGTATATCGGCCTGAAAAAAGTACTATAAGGGTTGTCCAGAATAGAAATTCTGAAAACTGTATAATAGATTTTGAATTTAATAAGGAAGATATGTCTGTAAAATTAAGAGATGACAGCAATTTCGATAAGACAATCCCTGTAAATTTTGAAGATTTCAATAGAATAATAAAAGCTATGCCTGTATGGGTAATGCTTGATAATATTTCCGATGAAAATACAGGAAATGAAGCTAATAGTGAAAATAATGAGGAGAGTGAACAATAATGAATATATTACCTGTTAATGAGCCGAAAAAACCTGACCTGACACCAAAAAACTATTTGATATGGGGGGAATCAATGAGCGGGAAAACCTATCTTGCAAGACAATTTCCCAACCCTATAATACTGAATACAGATGGGAACGGTCAAAAAATAGATACTCCAAGTATAGAAGTTAAAAATTACGAGCATTTTTTAAACATAATAGAGGCACTAAAAACAGAAAAGCATACATATGAGACAGTTATAATAGATCTTGTGGACGATATTCAATCGATGGTAAGCAACTATGTATGTGAAAAATTTGGAATAGAACATGAAGCTGATGCTCCGTTTGGAAGAGCATTCGGGGAAGTAAAAACCAAGTGGAAGAAACTGATGATGGATTTAACAAAAATCAATATGAATGTGATATTTATAAGTCATTATATGGAAAAAACCGAAGGAAACAGCACAACATCTTATCCGAGTTTACCCGCAGCGTATCTGAATATGTGCATGGGAAGATGTGATATGACAATAAAATGTACAAAGATTGGTAACACATATATCAGACAGGTTACAGCAAGACGGGAAATATATACTGAAGATTTAATTCAGGATAAGATTATACTCGATATAATGAAAACAATAAAAGGAGTATTCGATACACCTAAAACATTACAAAAAAGTGAAAGTAAAGTCATATTACCTAAAATTCCTGTAAAAAACGCAGTGAAATCAGATGTTAAAATTGAAAAGAAAAATAATAATGAAAATAATATCAGTGAAAACAATGTTGATGAAAACAACAAAAAATCAAAACAGGAAGAAAAAATTCCTGTTAAAAAACCTGAAATAAAGAAAGTTATACCTGCAGGAATAAAAAAAGCGGCAATAAATAAAGACTTAATAAATAAAATAAAAAATAACAATTTGGGAGGAAATTAAAATGGCAGATTTACTAAAAGCAGCATCAGAAATATTTAATAAAGGATTCGATGTGGAAAATGATCCGGTAAGTGACTTTGAACCGATTAACGACGGGGTTTATTCAGGATATATAGAAGGATTTGAACATAAGGAATTTAGTACAGGAACCGAAGCATTACAATTTAAAATAAAAATATCAGATGAACCATATGAAGGAAGATCATATTTTGGAGCATTATTTCTATCTGAAAAAGTAATAAATACAAGTATAAAAAGACTTCTGAAATATGCCCACAGATTAAATATAGAGCTGGGACCGGAAGATTTTTCAGATACAGATTTATTAGTTGAAAAAATGCAGGAGGCAGTAGGTTATCAATGTACTCTCACATTAAAAACGACTGTAAATAAAAAAGGGGAATTCCAAAGTTTTGAATTAGAGTTTTAAAATATAATTTTAAATAAACGGAATTAGGAGGAAACATGATAGCTTTTTACGACTTTGAAGTATTTAAACATGACTGGCTGGTAGTTTTTAAGACTGCCAGTCATGTTTATAAAATACATAATGACAGGGATAAACTGAAAAAGATATTAAAAAACTTTTCACTACTTATAGGTTTTAATAATCATAACTATGATGACTATATTTTAGCTGAACTATTAAGAGATAAGGTAGTAACGGAAGTATATGATTTATCACAGAGTATAGTAATAGATAAAATAAAACCCAAAATAAGGCTGAATTTTCCGACTATTGATGTAATGCAGGAAATGAAACAGGGAGTGGGACTTAAGGAAATTGAAGCAAACTTAAAATTGAACATACACGAAACTCCCGTAAATTTCAACCTAAAACGAAAATTGTTTGATCATGAAATAGAAAAAACTTTTCGATATTGTGAAAATGACGTAAAGGTAACTGAAACCATATTTAACTTAAGAAGTGACTATTTCCAGTCTAAATTTGAAATAATTCAGGAATTCGGTCTTGATAGTATGTGCGTAAAAAATACCCGTGCGATACTGGCAAGTAAAGTTTTGAAATGTAAGAAAATAAATCTGCCGAACGACAGACTGAATTTGACTTACGATAAAAGATTAGATTTGGATAAAATTCCTGAAATAATAAGAAATTTTTATATAGATATTGAAAAAAAATTCAATGCAGGTGGAAATTTTGAAGAACTTGAAAAAGAGCAACTTGAATATAATTTAAATGGAGTCCCCCATTTTTTTGGTTTCGGAGGATTACATGGAGCAGTAGACAATTTGATTTATGAAGGAAACATGCTGTGTATAGATGTAGGTTCATATTACCCAAGTCTCATGATAAATAACAATTTTATAAGCAGGGCTTCCGAGAGTCCTGAACTATACAAAAATTTATATAAAAAAAGAATGGAATACAAGGCAAAGAAAGATGGAAGGCAACAGGTATATAAAATACTTCTTAACGCCACTTTTGGAGCAATGAAAAGTGGATTCAATAAATTATTCGACCCTGTTCAGAGCAATAACATATGTGTAAACGGACAATTAATCTTGACGGATCTTATAATCAGAATAGCAAGTTTATGTAAAATAATTCAGAGTAATACTGACGGTCTTATAGTCGCATATGATGAAAAGAATCTTGAAGAAATACTTAAAATATGCAAGGAATGGGAAAACCAGTATAACCTGACTCTCGATTACGACTATGCGGTAAAGATAGCACAGCGAGATGTAAATAATTACTGTCTTAAATATAAAAATGGAAAAATAAAAACCAAGGGCCGTTTTGGTTACAATGAAGGCGGAAATTTTGAAAGGACATCATTAAGTATCATAGATATGGCACTAACTGAATATTATATGAATGACAGAGATATTGATTTATACTTAATCGAACAGTATAAAAATAATAATATTATTCCTTTCCAGCTAATAGCGAAAATGGGCGGAACATTCAGTAAAATAATGCATGAAATTTATGAAGAAAAATCAGACAATGACGGGAATTGGCAAGATCAGGGATATTCACATATGATCGAACTGCAAAAAATTAATAGAGTTTTCGCGACAAATGATAAAAAATACGGTGCATTATATAAAATAAAAATTGAAGATGGAGTTGAGAGATTCCATAAAATAGCCAACTGCCCAGAAAATGCCATCGTACACAATGAAGAAATGGAGACATTTGATAAATCCTTAATTAATCTGAATTATTATTCAGAATTAATTAAGTCGAACATGATAAAAAGAGAGGTCGGTTTGAATGACTTCAATACAGGATAACATCAAAATACCTAAAATATTTAAGTTCATAGAACTGGAAGCTGAAACAAAAAAACCGCTGCATTCATTTGATGAATTTTTAACCGATATTTCTAAAATAGAAAATGCAGGAATAATAATACCTAAAAATATAGTTGTCGTTGATTTCGACAGTAACAGGACAATGGCGGAAAAAATATTGAATAAGTATCCAACTTTTGCGGTAAAGACAAAAAGGGGATGTCATCTGTATTATAAACTACCAAAAGTACATAATATAAGATCAGGAAATAGTATAACAACGGCCGCAGGTATTCCAGTAGATTATAAGACAGGAGCTAAAAATAAAAATGCCCTTGCGGTTATAAAACAGAACGGCATTGTAAGGGAAATTTACGGGTATACGGAGAAAATTAATGAATTACCTTACCTATTGTACCCTTTACCTCTTTCAAAGCAGAATCTAGTTAATTTTTCAGACGGAGATGGAAGAAATACAGGATTATTTAAGCACCTTTTAAATGTATTTGAGCAAATTAAAGGAATAAAGGAAGAAAATATTATACAGATATGTGATTTTATAAATCATAATGTATTTAATGAAGCTCTTGAAGAAAAAGAAATAAAAAATATACTGAAATCCATATCTGAAAGAAGGGAAACTAAAACCTCATTATCTATCAGCTTAAACGACTGTTTCGGAGAAGATGGAAAAATAAATATATATCTTCTTTCAGACTATATAAATCATAAGCTGGATGTAAAAATATATAACAAGATATTATATTATAAGCAAAAGGATCATTATATTGCTTTTGATGGACTGAATATGTTTAGGGAGGTGAGTAAAATAGTGGATTTAAAGAAAAATCAGGATACCGAAATGGAGCATCAGCTCATGAAAAAAGCTAAAATAATTGATTACGATAGTTTCCCCGTAAAATTTAGAAACGGATATCTGCTGGACGGAAAAGACATAATACGAAAAGATTTAGTGTTTACTCCATTTTTGTTAAATGTGGATTATGTACCGGAATCATATGATAAAAATGTGGATGATTTCCTGAATTTTTTAACCTGCAACAGGAAAGACTTAAGAAATCTAGTGGAAGAATTACTGGGACATATTTTAATGACCTCGTCATTCCCACATAAGGCATTCTTTTTAGTGGCAAACAGTGGGAGTAACGGAAAAAGTACATTTCTAACAATGCTCAGTAATTTTGCAGGGGAACTCTCGACCCCCTTGGCACTGGAAGAACTCAATCAGCCCGTGAATTTGTTTACCCTGCAGGGTAAACTTGTTAACCTGGGTGATGACATTGATGCGAAATATCTTGAGAGCAGCAGACTTTTTAAAACACTTGTAGCCGGAAATGAAATAATGGTAAAGGCACTCTATAAAATGCCTACAAAACTGAGAAATACTGCGACACTGATATTCACAAGTAATGACATGCCTTACTTTAAGGACAAGTCAGGAGGTATAGCAAGGAGAATAGCCATTATTCCATGCGATAATGTAGTCACGGAAATAGATATACATATTGATAAAAAATTAAGTACGGATAATGCGAAGTCATATTTGCTGAATCTGGCGTTACAGGGAATGAACAGGATAATTGAGAACGGGGGAAAACTGAGCAACAGTGAAACTGTAGATAAAACAGTAAATACATATTTAACTGAAAATGACAGCTTCCTATCATTTATGGATAGTGTCGAATATAATATTGACGGTAATATGTTCAGCCTTGTATATAGTAAATATGTCGATCATTGTGAAGAATATGGATTCCAGTCCATTTCTAAAAATAAAATAGGTAGAAGACTTAGAGATATGGGATATGATGTAGTTGCAAAAAAAAATAAAAATATAACAAGTAAAATTATTGTAAAAAAACCTTGTAATATTAGTATTCACTGGCGGTAACGGTTTAATATTAAATTAATGTTTT